GTGCCTCCTGCTCCACGTTCCTCAAATGTATTTAAAAATGCACCCTTTTTAAATGTGGTGTTCCATGCATCGACGGTATCCCATTGAGTCAGGTATGCTGTAACAACACCCTCTTCCTCTGAACTTACGTCTTTTACTGTTCCAGTTGATCGTACTTCTAATTTTGCCAAATGGTACCTCCTTAATCCTCGATTGTATATTTTAAGGCACACCTGCAGTTCACTCGTTCAGAGGCCGGGAGCCGGGGATCAAGGGGAAACTGTGCGGGATGACCATTGACTTTAAAATCCTCATCTATTTTAACTGTAACACCCTTCATTTTTATATGAGTATCGCGAACATGACTGGTAGCTGTCATCCATGTTTTATGTGTTGCACCTAATTCTTTTCCCTGATACAGTGAGCTCATATTCGCAGCGGTACCGGCACTTGTGCGAGCTATTGCCAATGCCCTCGATGGTTCAAATACTCCAGAATCAATTAACATTTGTTGCAAATCAGCAGACGTTCCTCCATCCATGATAGTTAATTCAATTTTCGCAAGTATCACAGAAAGTGTAGTTTCTTCAATAAGTGCACCTTCTGTAGCAATTATGATGTCATCACGTAGAGCAGCCTGAAATGTAGCAAGTACAGCAGCAGCACCAACACCACGGGTTTCGATTTTGGTTTCACCTATTGAATCTTCCGCAACCTTTGTATAAACTGAAATTAACGCATCTGACATTAAAGACTTACCGTTTTTTAACACAGCCTTTATTTGGGCCTCAGTGACATTAAGTCCTTTTTCTGCAATCAGATCAAATACACTTTCCTTTTGTGCTGACAAAACACTGGAAATGGTATCAATATACTTGTCAGATTCCTCAATGATGTCAGATATAGAACGAACTTCCAAAACCTTTCGGGTAGTTCGTACTGAATCAGCAGTCGGTGTAGATGTTGGAACAGAAGTAGCAGGTTGAGATTCTTCCCATCCGTCAAACTCGGTAAAACCAAAACCGAATTTCGAATTGAGCTGCTCAAAGGGAACTCCCATCTTGTGTAATATCTCAGCTGTTTTCGTTTTGTCCAGCAACGCACTCCTTACTGCAGGGACATTGGATACATCATATATAATCCTCTCACCAAGTTTGAGCTCGTTACGGAGAGAGAAATTAAAGGTATCTTGTATATCATCAAGCAAAAACAACATTGTACCGAACCAAAATATCAGCTCAGATGTGCGATAATTGTTCAAAGATGCAGCTTTGGTAATACCAGCATAGACCGGAGGAACACCAAAGGTAATAAATATTTCCTCTTTATTGTCACCCCGAGATCCACGGAAATCCATCTCCGCAGGGGTTAATGCTGTCCTTATATACTTAGCATTTGATCCTAATACCCCAAATGTTCTCTTTTGTTTATGCACTTCATTGAGTTTGTCACGTATCGCATCTGTCTCTGAAATGTCATTAAAGGCACGATCGAAAGTAAAGTAACCATCTACGACTCCCCGGTTTTGTGATGTGGCAGCGTTAAAATCGACCTGAGAATTATCAACATCAACGACCTTTCCTGTTGCCTGAAGGGGTGATATACCAAGCAAAGGATTTGCAGGATTGAAATATTTGTGGTGTATAATTTCATCAGGTTCAATTGATGCTTTACGGGAGCTGTCAATGGCATAACCCTCAAACCATTTTTCAGGATCTGAGCTTGATACTGGTTTGATTCGATCTGGCGAAAAGGGCCACAATTCAGAGGTTCTGCCACCAGTTGTAACTTTCTTAAGATATGAGTTTCCTGACAATTCAAGCCATGAAATGACAAGTTCCATTAGATCTTGTCGAGATATAAAGGGATTGGGGTACTCCATCAATCGGGTTAAATGATGACCCTCCACCTTTTCATCTTTTGCATTCACCACGTACCATGGTACAGATGATCCAGCTTTCGCTTTCAAATATACAGCACGGTAAACTGCGGAATTACGTTCAAATCCCTCTTTGACCGCATTAGTAACCGTCCAATTAGTATACTGGGGCTGCTGTAAACCTGTACGTCGCATTCCTGCAACTGCATAGTTTCGCTGTTCTTTGGGTCTTAACAAATTTTTGAAAAAACCCATCAGTTTAATTCCTTTTCTTCAATATATGCGATCTGGGATTTTGGAAATCGTAACCGAGTTTTTCTGTCATAGTTCTTATAAACTAACCATCCTGTTTGGGTATGGAGTAATCTGGATTTTCCAACGAAAGATATAACCTGTCCATTTACTAAGTGAATAGATATCCTTATTGCATCATCTGGATAATCAGTAGCAATACGTTCTGGGTCACATGGGGACTTTAGTGTTGCATCTGTGGGTTGATATCCCTCTATCATGATATAAAAATCTCCTGGTTTAAAAGTTCAGGATAAATATATGCAACTTCTATTCCATTCATGGTACAATCAAAGGCATCATCAAAACCACCGTTTGGGAATTCTGTAGCTTGACTTAATACTCGATCTACATGTGGTACAGCTGCATTTAATACGACTTTCCCTGCCTTTATTTCTGGTCCTGTGTTTTGAGCACGTTCAACCTTATCAGTGATCCGTGGGATACCAAAAAATTTATATCTCTTTTTTTGCATTTCTTGCAAAAGTCCGATTCCTGACGACTTATCCTCAACGAAAAACCCACGAAAGGGTGTTTGATATGTACCCCCATTCCATCTTAAGTAGTGTATCTCTGCCTGTATTCGTAAATCTGGGGCTGTAACGCGATCAAAAAACATATCAAGTAAATATATTCTACCATCGACACCCATCCCCCATAATTGAAATACTGTATAATCATTCCAATTTTTAGTCTTTTGAGCGGTATCAGCTACAGCATATGTAAACTGCATCAATGGTAAAGCTTCCCACCACTCCCACCACCAAGATTTGATCATGTTTCCACCCTGTACCACAGGGTTTCCTTGATATAGCGACATCCAGGAAGCATCCATCATTACTGACTTTCGATCCAACAAAAACTTTAAGGACTTAAGGGACGGAAATAGTGCTTGACCCGCCTTTCGGTGTTTTTCATTCTTCTCCGAGATTGCTGCAAATTTTACGTAAACTATACGCTCAGGTGTATCTTTATATTTTTTCAGTAGCCTACCAACAAGATCGTCAATGTGCCATCTGGTCATGGTTACAACGTAACCAGCATCATCAGCGAATCTTGTACCAAAGTCATCAGTGAACCAGTTCCATACACCATCACGAGTAGTTTTTGAATTCGCCTCTTTCCTGCCCTTAAATGGATCATCAATGAAGCCAATGTCTAATGATTCTCCAGTTATCGGACCCTGAACGGTAGTGTTACGAAAAGACCCGCGATGATTTACAAATTCCACGAGAGTTGAATTCCGCTTATATGTGTTTGCTAGTGTTACAGCATTCTTCTTGTTTATGTGTGTTTCGGGAAATATCCTATTATACTTTTCTGACATAAGAGTACGCTGTACAGCCGAGTTACATCTTATACCCAATCCTTCCGAAAATGATGCATAAACCAGACGTAATTCAGGATTCAGTCCAGCGATCCAAGAGATAATGTCTTCAACCCCCCACGATTTACCATGCTGTGGGGGACAAGATATAATAAGAATTGGCCTCAAACCAGCCTTATACTTTGTATAAAACTCAGACAAAGCGGCAGATAATGCCCTAATGTACCAATTAGTTAGGAAGTTACCATGTCTAATATATGTTCTATATAGGTAAAAGTCTTCCCTTGCTTTTTCATCCCACCAGTCTTGTAACAGTTTGACTTTAGGGTTTAATTTCATCAGACATCCCCAAAGGGAGATGCTACACCTTCACTGTATACTGGTTTTGTCTTTTCTTCAATTTCAGAGATTTTTGTAGAAAGCTCTTGTATTTTTGACTGCTTTACAATACTTTCCAGGCGGAGCTCTTTTATAATCGCCTGATAGTCAACTTGATCCCCATCAACTAAATCTGACGTTCCGGCATCGCTATATAGTTCCTCATCATATGTAGCGGGAATCACTTCAGGGATTGGAATACCATGCTCTTTCATTTGTTCTTCTATAGTAAGTGATGCCTTTCCTGGTTCCACGACTATGTTGACTCGGTTTTCATCAAGCGAAATGCCGAAAGCGTTTTTACTGAGCAAACGTAATAATTGAGGGTCAGTTCCATTTTTTCCCAATGATGCACTTAGGAGTAAGTCCCTTGATAGTTTTTCGCTTTGAGATATTCCAATTTTCATGTTTTCATAAAAGGAGGGATATAGGGTAGCCCACTCCACAATGGTTGAATCACTAACACTGAACAAGGAAGAAAGGCTGACATCTGTAGCAAATGGGGTGAGGGCCAAATAGTCACGAGCATAGGTGTCGTATCTTTCCTGATATTCATTACCATCTATTTTAAACCCACGTACTAATTGTTCCCTGCTTGTTTCCATTATCCTCATTTGAGTACGTAGCGAAAGTACTTCTTTGAGTGCCCATGGCTCCCCATTAATAGCTGCGAATTTTACTTGGATATCTGCGATTTCTTGAACAAGTGACTCTTTATCCTTTTGTGCTTGGAGCATCGTTTGTCTGATTTTAGGATTCTTTAATGCAATCTTTTCAAATTGCTCAAGGGTTACTCCAAGCTTTCGAGAAATCAAAGCAGGCTTACCAAAGCATTTTTGTATTACCTGTTCGATTTCTGAAAAGTTCATATTTTCCCCTCAACCATTTTTTGAGTTCTGTTTCTTTCAATTCTATAAATCCGTAGTCAAGGCCTATGTTTTTTGCCGAGATCAACCCATGCCAGGGCTTCCGATTCTGACGAAAAACTACAAGGGGTATGGAGTTTTTCTTTTCTTTTGCTGCTTTTGATACTTGCAACCACCACTTTCTATGTTGCAAGGCCTCACATCGTTTTACTTCAAAGACAAAGTCACCAACGTCAAGGATATCAGCTCCACCTTCCCTTACTTGATCCAAATTACGTTTTGGAGTAAAATCCAAATCAAGTGTTTCCTTTAGCCAGGCTGCGAATTCCCTCTCACCTTTAGAACCTTTGTTACGGGAATTTAATGACATTTGTTTCCTTTGGTTGACGTAAGCCTTCATATTTATTATGGATACTATCATTTTAGGAAGCAGATGTCAACACCTTATATTAATATTGAAGGCTCAAATCTTTTGTATATGACACCTACACAATGTACCATGGGATTGTATGGAGGTTACCATGTATGTCTGTGTATCCTGGCCTGAACACCTCATATGGCATATTTATTCCTTCTGTTGTGTTGGTATTACCAGATGAATTTTATCCAATAGCCTGCAGTTATCTATATCCCCTCCCCATTTGTTTTCTAGATCACAAGATCCATCACCATCAGGATGAGAGCAATGGTAGCACCAATCATAGTTATTAGTTTCTCGTGTATTCTCATTCTCGGTTACTCTATACTCACAATACCAAAAATTAATCATCATATTAATACCTCCATATATCATATATCATATAAGGCCCAAAATGCATGATTTAACACGCCTGCATATGAATGAATACAACCATATATAAAATGGGCAAATCATCGTGTATCCTGATAATTTGCCCATTTTATATATGGTTAATTTTCCGGATTAACATTTTTTATCGAGTTTGACCGGAGATACGCCGGAGTGCATGGCCATCTTTCTTTCCCAAATATTTCTACCATCGCCCTGGTTACTGCTTTAATCCCAGCTGTAAAAGTATGATCATGGGGGGTATTTGATGTGTCTGTATAGTTTGTTTTGTAGGCTTGATAGTGGTGAGCCAGTTCATGAAGGACCAATTGAAGATGTCCTTGATTTATTACAAAAATAGTGGGCATCCCCTGGAACATATCATAGTATATCCCCCGTGCATTATAAAATGATAAATCCTCCTTGCTGAATGGGTCTATTCTAACATGTTTAAGTTCAAGTTTATCACAAACTAGATTAGTAATCATTTGTACTTGACCTTCTTCCATATATGTTGTAAATCTTTTTCCCATTTTATATCTCCTTTTTGATGTTAAAACAATTTATCTTGCTTTCACACTATATTAAAAAAAAGAGCTTGTCAAAGAAAACCTAGAAAAAATTTAGATTTAATTTAAAAGTGTCCATATATGGTATGCATTTAGCCCATCAAATCTAGCAACCGTCGTTGTAATTCAGATTTGATTTCTGATTCCTCCATATCCACTTTTAGTTTAATCAACCCCATCAGCAGATGGGCGTCTTCAATTGTAATTTTCCCAGATTTCAAGAGATCGATTACATCTTGTGCAGATCTGGCTTCCAGCTGTTGTGTTTGTTTGGTTTGTCGGAGAATTGGTTTTATGAGGTCCAGAATTCGCAGCTGTTCCTCTTTGTTATATAACTCACTCCCATCTGGAGGATCCTCCCCCATAGCCAGACCACATCGGTAGTCTAAAATCTTGGCAGATGTTGATATTAAGTGGTCAAGTACGTCATTCATTGTCTTTTTATCATCCATAATCTTGTCCTATTGTTACTTTAGTCGTTGTTGTGACTCCATTCACAAAAAGGGAGCCGCTTTCACTTGCTCCAGTTTACCCATAACCCCCCGCAATTATTGGATATTCTTTGTGTCCAATTTTGGTTAAACTCCCGATGTTTAACTGTTTTTTAATGGTTTTTCTAATGATATCATATATATATATATATAATATATATATTTAAACTTTAAATTTTAGTTAAAAAACTCAACTGTCACAAAACCCACTTTTGTAGTAAAATTTGCTTTTGTCAGTTTTGTAGAGTTTTCGAGTTCGAGCATTTTCCCGAAATCGGGTAACCCAAAGTTTAAAGTTTAAAAAGGGCTTTTTTCGTCGTAACCCATTGATATCATTACAAGATCGGTTAAAACTTTCCATGTTTAACGAAGTTTTAAAAACTTTCAGAATTAGATAACTCCCTGAAATCATTACATTTTCGCTTAAAGTTTAATCATGCGTCAAATCCCCATTTTTTTTACCAAAGGCCCATTCTGACGAATAACTAGTGGAAATCATTATATAAAATCCGAATCAAACCCTCCTAAATAGTTTGCCTCTACTCCTAAAAAGTTTGACAGATTCCTCTTTGCTGAGCTCAATTATGTTATTATACTCCAATTTGGTGCGTAAAATATGCTCAAAGTTAGGGTTTGACGCTTTTAGGGCCTTAAATTCTTCCATTTTATATATAACATTGCGTATAGGAGACCAGGGAATCACCCCAGCTTTTAACATTATGGCACTCGTATAGTTTTTTATTGACTTATATGGAGTTTTCATTAAGTCGCCTGAGAAAATATCTACGATTTTCTGTATCACCATGTCCCATGGGTCAGAATCTTGCTCTTGTTTAATGAATGCACTAACCTCTGCGAATAGTGACTCTTCTGCTATATCTATCTGTTTGTTCGTTATGATTGGTTTATCTGGATTTTCAGCTATCGCCAGTCTAGCAGCGAATGATGGTATCCTTTCATATAACCTACCATAAAACGTGGAAGTTAAATGATCACGCTTTTTAGCTGCCTCATTCTCCTTTTTAATCCAATCAATCGCTTTATCATCCAGATAGTTACTATCCTCAAAATCAATATATACCCATGCATTTTCTGGCAAAGGTTTTTCCACTTCTTTTCTCCTCTCATCTTTGGACAGACGGTACATTTTATATATTAGTTTTTTATACCAGTCTGGTAGCTTTGAAATTCGATTCCTATTTGGGGGAGGTTTTACTGGATCAATGACTACATGTGAACGTCTCCCACTGGTACCAGATACGGCTACTTGATTTAATTTGTCAGCACTATTCTGGATTTCTGCTACTGACTCCCTTACTGTGGTAACAGCCGGGGAATAAAGGTCTGGAATTTTGTCATTTTGACCTCCAGATGATATGTAACCATCAGCACCGGACTCTGTTGCCAGTTCCAGCTCATATAATGCTACCCTCTTCATGTCTCCGGCCTGTGACTGGTCACTTTGCCCTGATTCAGTTCTTACGGAGAGTAACGAGCCTACCTTGCACATTTCTTTTATAAGATTTGCACCAGATGTATAATAGTGTGATCCAATGAACTCCCCTGCAACTTTGTTCAACATGAAATTATTTAGAGTGAAAACACAAAATTTCTTAATGTTCGATTTGCCTATGGTTGATCGCCCCGTTACTAGGATTGTAAGAACAATACCTCCACCAGATCTTAATGTATATACCCGGCCACCCAATGTTGACATAAGCGTGTGACATGCAGTTACAGCGATCTGGCGGTTAGGAAATCGCATCCAGGACATGCAGAGGCTTACCATGTCCTCCATTACTCCACCTTGATCTGGGTATTTTGTATAAGGCCTATCATTGTCTTGTGATTTTTTGAGCCAGTCGTCCCCCACCATTGTAATATTTTGTTTATCAAAGGAAACATCAACCATACGATCAATATCTTCCTTCCTATTTTTCATTCGGGAATCACTTAGGTCATAATTGCTGGTGAATGCGTGTAACTCCGCTTTAACCCAGGAGGGTGGTCTCCCATCCCTTATCGCGCCAAAGATATAATCCCTTATGGCTTGGTGTAAACCTTCACCACCAGTACAAATAATACTAATTAATTGTTCCGGGGTTCTAATATCTCCTACGGCCATTTGTTCCTTTTTAATAAGAAACCGTTCCATCATAGGATGCATGGAGGGCTCAGCCGATTTAAATGGAACACCATCAAAAAAGGTATAATATTCATAGCAATTATCATCAGGATCATCTCTTGTGGGGAGATACCAAGGAATAGACCATGTTTTTGATTCATTTGCTAAGGCAAGATCAGTACAACCATTTTCTTTCAATTTACCGAAAAGTGATCTTACATTGGGATCGAGCTGGGAGGGGGAGGTCATCTCGCAGGGGATGAATAACCGCCAGCGATTCTTAATGCCAGGGATATGGGAATGTGTGGTGTATATAACATGGTTGTAATTCAGCCGTTTTAGGGCTTCATGAACGACTAGGGGCGGTATGCAACATCCGGGTTGCGATACCGAACTATCTCCGTCAAATGGGAGAATCCAGGCCTTTAACTGGGTCAGGTTGTTACGATGCCAATGGTCATTATATTTATAACTCTTTTCGTTGGCGTTTTTATCACCTAGCGTTTTTTCATATTCACTTCCTATCGTAACGTAATACTCATTTTTTTTACCTTCCTGGCATGTTTCGAGAAAATCGCCACAAAAGCTTTCAAACGAATTTACTTCTACTTTATTGAGGTGCGCAGTAGGCAGGCCCCCATAACTTTTTCCTACAAATATATTTACCATATATCCCTCGTAACCCTCTGAAAAAATGAGCCTCCACTGGCCGAGGGTAGGACCAGCAGAGGACTTTTCAATTAGCTGAACCTGGCCGAGGCTCAGACATAAAGGATGATACCAATTATATATGGAAAAGTCAATATAATAATATTTTTATGTGGAGGTATTTTTTCTATTGACTCTCAGTATTGATTCGTACTATTTTGTTCTCGTACTCGGAACAAAACAACTAACTAACTGGAAATAGACCGGAAAATCAAGCTCAATGGTGTATTCAAACCGAATCGCTATCAACCATTGAAAAAGCATACTGGCAGAATCAAAACTAATGTTGTAAATGGACACACCATATAATAAGGAACAAACCATGGGAACCAGAGTTAACGCAACAACGAAAGCAGAAATTATCGTTTCTATGCAAACTGCAGAGGTATGTACTGAAACACGGATAAATGAAATCCTGTTGGATATTGAACAAAAAATTAATGAATTTCCTTTTGAATTCCCTGAGGGTATCATTGGTGTCGTGAGGGTTCACATTGAAAGCTCGGAAATCGGAGGTTAGTGATGTTTAATCTCGAAGAAAAATGTGCTGAATGGGTCAAAGTTTCCAAAAAGTACAAGGAATACAAGGCCAAAGAAGCCAAATTGCGTGAGGAAATCAGTAACGCAATCTTTAGGAGTGCTGGGGCAAGTAAAAAGACCGTGACCCACAATACCAGTAACTATCAGGTTAAAGTCAAACGGAAGATCAATATATCTGTAATGGAAGGTGTGTTTAAAACAATTTTGCCCGATCTGACAGAAGAGGAATTGAGTCATGTAAAATTAAAACCCTCAATTTCCAAAACAGAGCTTAAAAAGATACCAAAAGGCAGTATCTTACTTGAGGCGATTATCGAAAAGCCAGGAAAATCGACGTTAAAAATTGAGGGGGGAGAAGATTTATAATGACAATTCTTATCAAAAATACCAAGAACATAGCGAAAACTGGGGCAAAAGTATTGGTGTTTTCACCACCAGGATTTGGTAAAACTCGACTATGTTCTACAGTATCAGACATGCTTATTATCTCAGCTGAATCTGGCCTTTTGTCACTCGATGGGGAAGATTGTGACTACATTGATATTTCAAATTTCGCCGATCTTGATGAAGCCTACCAGTTCGTAAAGACATCAAATGAGATGAAAAAGTATGAACATGTAGGCCTGGACTCAATTTCCGAAATCGCAGAAATCATCCTGACCGAATACAAAGCGGAAGAAATTGATGCCAGACAGGCCTATGGTCGATTAAATGATGATGTGGGGAAAAAGATACGACAATTCAGGGATCTCCAGGGAAAGAATGTTTATTTTTCCGCGAAACAAGCATCAATTGAGGACCCTGTCACTAAGGTAATTCGTTACAAAGCCAGTATGCCTGGTAAGGCGTTGCTCCGCGATTTACCCCACGCATTTGATGAAATCTTTTCTTTGCAGATCGGGCTGCTCGAGGATGGCAGTGAATATCATTTTCTTCAGACCCATGCAGATTTTCGCTACGATGGCAAGGATAGGTCTGGCAAATTGGATCCTATCGAACCGCCAGATCTGGATCATATTTTTAGAAAAATCGCAGCTCCTCATGGTACATTCATCTCTAAATACGACGATCAAGGGGATGAAGCTACTGATGATACTGCAGGTGAATCTGCAGGCACTTCTGAAGATGTAACAAATGAGTCTGGAGGAGAGACAAATGGACCTGAAGATGTAACTAATGACACTGCGGGTATCTCTGATAGTACCAGACAATGGACCCCAGATGATGATATTCCTTTCTGATTAGGGAATAGGATTATGCGAATAATAGCTATATTGATGATAATTGCCGGATACATTCTGGCTGGTTATTGTATAATAAAGGGTTATAATTTGACTCAGGGCCAACATTTTGTCAGATATCTCCCTCACTGGATTTTAGTGATAGCATTAACTGTTGGAGGACTTGCGATAATAAACAACTATAAATGGAGGGATAAGTGAACGCCGATGTTAATAAGGATTCGATAGAAATAAAAACGATCAATGGGAAGCAAATGTCTGAACTTGGGCTTGTTGAGCGAATCAATAATGAAATACTGCACCCAATGGGGCTGGCAATGAG